TGGCATTCTCAATCACTGAGGAAGCTATCGAAGACAATCTCTATGATCGTCTTGGTTCGCGTTACACTCGTGCGTTGGCTCGTTCAATGGCACACTCAAAGCAAGTTAAGGCTGCTGCAGTTCTTAACAATGCCTTTACGGCTGGCGCATCTGCTGGCGGTGACGGAGTTGCTTTGTGTGCAACTAACCACCCACTTACTTCCGGTGGTACGTTTGCCAACGAACCAGCAGTAGCTGCAGATTTGAACGAAACATCTCTTGAAGATGCTTTGATCAACATCGCAGGTTTTGTTGACGAGCGTGGTCTTAAAGTCGCATTACGCGGCATGAAGCTGGTCCTTCCACGTCAGCTGCAATTCGTTGCAGAGCGTTTGATGGTTTCCAACTTGCGTGTTGGTACAGCGGACAACGATACAAACGCAATCCGTTCTATGGGGATGTTGCCTGAAGGCTATGCCGTCAACGACTTCCTTACAGATCCAGATGCGTTCTTTATCAAGACAGACGCACCTCGTGGTTTCGTCCACTTTGAGCGGACTCCAATGTCCACCAATATGGAAGCAGACTTCGACACAGGTAACATGCGCTTCAAAGCGCGTGAGCGTTATAGCTTCGGCTTTAGCGACCCTCGTGCGGTGTTTGGTTCACCAGGCGCAGCCTAAGAATAGATACAGCTTGTATCTTGGGGGCAACTTCGGTTGCCCCTTTCTTTTTGTTTTATTCTTCTGTATCGTATAAGCATCCCTGACAGTCGCATGGTGCGGCTGACTTTAGCCACGACAGGAGATTCAGATGGCTCTATCAACTTTTTCGGGTCCAGTCCGCTCGAACAACGGTTTTCAAGTACCTGTAGTTACGACTGCTAACTTGCCCGCATTCGCCAGTGTAGCTGTTGGAACAGTATATATGGTTAGCGACAACGGCGCTGGCAATAACGAGTATTGTCTTGTGATCAACACAGGTGCTGCTTGGGTTACTGCTGTCGGCGCTGCTCTTTCATAAATAGGAGGCGCACATGGCTGGTCCAGTAACAGCATATAATTGGGTTCAAGGCACAACTGCTGCGATTGTCGGGCCAACTCGGTCTCGCCTTCGTCAGGTGGTGATTTATGCCGCCGCGGCAGGCTCGTTTACTCTCAAGAACGGTGGCGCATCTGGAGGCACTTTGCTTACGCAGACGTTTCCTACAGGGCATCATGTCATGAACATTCCTGACGACGGCATCATTGCCTCTGAAGGTGTTTATGTCTCAGCCTTTACGGGTGCAGCGAATCAACTTACGATCATTCTGTCGTAGGGGGTTTTAGTGGCTTACGAGATCCGCTCCATATCACAGGTCGGAACGTCTGAGCCGTTTGAGCTACAGGTGGCTAGGGGTCAAATCCCTGGTCACTACCGTTTGCATAAGTTTGGTTTCAACGCTCTCGTCAACGAGATAGAAGAAACTATTTGGGACGTTGGCGCATTGTACGCTTACCCGTCAACCGCAGTAAAGATGACTGCAACAAGCACCGACGGTGCCAACGACGAGGACTTACAGGTAACAATCGAGGGTTTGGACGCGGACTACAACCAAATATCTGAGACAGTAACCTTGAATGGCAGCGGCACTAAGGAGACCAACTCTTTTTTCCTGCGTGTGTTTCGGGCTTTTATCGAAGGATCTCAAGATCCGTCTGGTATAATAAACATTACCAACACTGGAACAACATATGCTCGTATAACGCTGGGGGAGAATCAAACTCTCATGTGCGTTTGGACAGTTCCCGCTGGGTATACGGCGTATCTTCTTCAAAAAGATATTACTTGTCTTACTGAGGCAAACAACAAGTTTGGGACGGTTAGTCTGGTTACGAAAGAACTGGGTGGAGTGTTCAGAACTCAGGATAAATTTTCCGTTCAAAACGGGCACACTGAGGTATCTTACTCAAGTCCTCTTCCGGTCCCCGAAAAAACGGACATCGAGGTTCGTGCCGTAGGTAGCAGCTCTAACTCTGCACTCCACGTTTCGGCGGCGCTTGATATTGTATACATTCAGAAAGCGGGACCACTCTGATGGCTAAGATCGACAAGTCAAAAATGAA